CTGTAACGTAGTTAGTTCCCTGGATTGAATTGGAAATCCAGGTTTAAACAATACCTTATTATAATTCTTATCCTCATCAAAATCGTCAAAATAAGGCGATACATTGAGATTGGTGTTCTGGGTCATTTCTTAGAACTCTACTACGATTTTTACTTCTTCTTTTTGGGATTCAGATCTACCGACTGGTGCTCTGTTATCAATGTAGATGATATCACCTGAAAACTTTTCAACTTCTGGATTTGCTTTACCACCAGCGAAAGTTTGTCCTAAATCAACTACTTTGTTGCTAAGTGTTATACTGGAACCATTAAAGTTGGTATCTGGTTGTAAAGGACTACCTTCAACATCAGTAGATGGAGAAGTGTTAATCACATTACCATTACTTTCAAAATCAACGTTTTTGAAGTTATTACCCGTCAGAGTAGTAAAACCAACTGGTTGATAATATCTCAGGACTCCAGTATCTCTATCCCAAGAAGCAACATAACCAACAGCAAATGAACCGGCAGTACCGACTGATTGTCTGATTTCAGCATTTAGTTTATAAATGGTGTCAGAAGTATTTCCAGCACCTGTCAACTTCAATGCACCGAGCGAGGTTGCGGTATTTTTATTTAGGATGGATGTTGAACTTCCATATTCATTTGGATTTCTTACAATACCAATTCTTGAGAAGTTATTTTGTGCTGCAAAGTCAGCAGCAGTATCATACTTAGAGTAAATCATTACTCTATAAGTGCCTAACTCACGATAGATGTCTGCTCCATGACCTCCCTTTGGTGGAATGATAACTTCAAATTCTGCACCAGATCCACCACCACTGGTAAAATTAACTAATCCTTTGGTGTAGTCTTTTCCACCATCTGTAACTTCAATAGATTCAACTTCCTGGTCATTTACAGTGATGGAGACCTTTCCACCAGTTCCGTCACCAAGAATGTCTATATCTGAAAATGTCTGAGTTCCTGTCGTGTATCCAGTTCCTCTATTCTTGATTACAATTGTTTCAATGTGACCACGAACAGCAGCATCCTTCACTGCAGCAGTATTGACATCTCCCCAGTTTGAGGGGACTGGCATATACTTCTCTGTCGTAAATTTAACGATATCTGCAGGAGAAATTGTGTAAAGATATTTCCAAAGATATCCATCAGAACCATCTCCTGCTTGTTGAGGAGAAGTATCTACAAAGGTTGGTTCAAACTGTGATGGTCTGCCATCTACAAAATCAGGACTTGATCCATTATTAATGCAGATATAAACTTTAAATTCAGAATTTACAACATAGAAGCGAGACTCATATAATGTCTTTGCACTAGTTTGTGGTGCATCATTGGTAATATCATAGTTATTCTTATACATGTCATAGGTTATACCAGAAGCCCAATTAATTCTTGGTACAATCCTTGCAAAATCATTAATGCCAATTTTTTTCAAGAATAACATTGAGTCGGCATATCTATCCTCTTGCTGGAAAGAATCCCTAGGATCTGGGACAGTCGTTCCCCAGTCAGCATCACCATAGTCTACAATAGAGACATTCGTGGGATTAGGGTGTGCCAAGAAGGTATAGTAAAAGTTTGAAGTCGTGCCAATACCAGTCACAGACTTGGTAAAGGTCTCCGCATTCAAAATTCTAAATTGGTCAGTGATTATGGCAGGCATGTCTGTCCGATTTTTTGATTATTTATACTGTGATCAGTACTGTGCTTTTAACTCAGTAATTCGTGAAACGTGTGCTGAAGTAGTAACTCCAGAAAGTGGATTGTCCTTTTGGAATACAAACGAAGAACCATTTCTAGCTCCAGTATTGATTTTACCCCAACTGAAGTCTCCATATTTCTTGATATTGAAGGTATCAGGTGTTTCAGTATTCACTCCTACAACAGAGAGAACGTTTGCAGATACAAGTTTTGCATCTGTTCCAGCAATAGCAACAACCGAAGCGCAACGATAAACATTATCAATGAAATCTGCTCCATTTGCAACGACAGTGGATACATTACCATCAATTGAAGTAACACCAGTACCAATTCTAGTATTTCTAACTACGAAGTAATCTCCGGCAGAAATACCAGTAACTTTAACCTTGTTTGCTTGTGCAAGTGGTGCGAAAATATCTGGATGTGGTATTACTCTAAACTTAAGTGTGTCTAATGAGTTGACTGCACCAGATTCACTAGAAGCAAACTCTGTGATATCTTCAATGAGTCCATAGTCACCTTCATATGCAACTTGCTGAATCGTTTCAACAGTTGGGATAGTCAATCCAATTCCAGTTGCTCCTACAAGTCTTATATCCTGTTGAGTTTGTCCAAGATTATCAATCTTTTCAAATGTCCAGGTATTTTCAACAGATATTGAAGTATCTGTATCACCAACAGGGGCAATAATATTAGTTGATGGATAATACTGTGGTTCAAGAGAATTTCTCTTCTTGGAAATAGAGCGACCATCAATAATAACGTCAGAAGTTTGCTTGGTCCATTCTACAGGTCTCAAGAATGAATTATCGGTATTAATACCAACACCTGTATAAGTTTCAGTCTCAACAGTATCAGATGCAATCAATTCATAGATAACTCTCTGTTCCTGACTGGCAAAAGGATCTTCATATTGAAGTCTCAGTCTATCACCACGTTTGATTGTCTCATCAACGTCAACTTTAAGGAAGTCATCTTCGGAACCAGTATAGAAATACATTCTAAACTTACTTCCTGCTCTTGGTGCCTCTTTGAACTTAAGTCTTGTACCACCATTGAATTCATAATCAACTCCTGGTTTTTGGAGAACATCATTCATGAAGATTAAGAAGTTATTTTGGAGTATGACACCAGAACCTTCTTTGGCAACAATACTGTAGAATTCTTTGGTGGTTTCTGTTCTGGTAATCAAGAAGTTAGTTTTAGCACCATTAAATCCGATACTGAAATCGTCTAACTCAAGAAGTTGACCAAATGCCCATCCAGAGAACTTATCTTGGAACTTATTATCAACAGTTACCAGCATATTGGTAGAACCAATACCAACTGGATCAAATGGCAGACCACTCAATTCAAGAACATCACCCTCTTTATATCCAATTCCACGCTTGGACATAGTGAAACTGATGATGCTACCGCCAGTTCCAACAACAACGTCCATCTCAGCACCAGAACCAGTGCCACCCGTCAGGGTAAGACCTTTATATGGTGCAGGTTCATCTGTAAACACCAGAGGTGGAGTTGCTTGAGTGTATCCAGTACCACCGCTATTGACAGTGAATCCAGTGATTGTTCCACCGGCACCAACTGTTGCAGTAACAGCAGCACCTGTTCCACCACCCAATGTGTCTGCAATCGAGACATTAGGTGCGAATAAGTGACCGCCACCACCGGAACGAACACCGGTACTACCAACACCAACTGTGACTCCAGTAATTACACCAGAACCATTTACTACTGCAACACCGATAGCACGAGCAGGAACAGTGTAATTGGTTCCAGAAGTTGCTGTAAACTCGTTGATCATGCCTCCCCTAGGAAGATCACCAATTGGTCCAGTTCCAGTGAAATCGAGATCTTCTCCATTGGTATTTTTAACAATTCGATAGTCAGCGACTAAAATCGAACCAATAGGTGAAAGGAATGGTTTCTGGAAGATATTATTAATCAGGACTGCACCATGACTGGTAGTAATACCAGTTACTGCAGCACCACTACTGATCATTGCAAATTGATCAGTAGTACCATCGAAGGATTCAGAAATATCATCAAGAATGATATTCTTATCATAATTCAATCTATAGAAAATTCTACCAGAGAATGTTGATCTGGTTGTTATACCAACAACACCAGCAGGTCCATATGGTGCATCACTGAAGTAAATCTTACCTTGCTTGATTCTGTAATCGCCTGTAACGACGCTACTAGCAGCACCGACAGTATGTGCAGTAGCAACTGTTCCCATTGCTCCACGTTGGACATTAAGAACGTTACCTGCATTTACCAAATCAACTTTAACAATCTCCCCATCTCCGAATCGAAGCAAGGACTTACCTGAAATCTTCGATGAATCACTGACTGTAATCTGAGTTGAACCAATTCCAACTGCTTCGGACATAGTGATGGCAACACCTACTGGTTTTACTGCAATAGGACTTTGTATGATATTATCAATTGTGATCATACTTCTAGTAGTTGCAAGATCACCCTCTGTAGAGAATGATTGAGTTGAACCAATACCAACACTATTAGTAAATGATACAAATCTTCCAAGTGCTACGTCTGCTTGACTGATAGCAACTTTAAACTGGTCCTTAGTTACTCTTACTGCAAATACCTTATCTGGGAGAAGAGTAGTAAGACCAATACCAGGAACACTAGTGGAACCAATACTCAGACGAGATCCAGTATTGATACCAGCATTTGTTGGATCATATACGAGTTCTTCACCAGTATTGAATTCGTGATCTGTAATTGTAACTATACTGCTACCAACACCAGTCGCAGGATTGACTGTGTGGTGCATAATCGTCTTACCATCAGTGAATATGGTAAAGGTGCTCAGACCAACAAGTTGACCAGCAGAGTTTCCAACACCATTAAACTGAGAACCAATATCATCAATCATCAGAACTTTATTGGTTCTGGATTCATTGTAATCAGTGATTACCTTAGAATCAAATTTGATGATCTTGGAAAGTCCTACTGATTCTGTATCTTCAGAAGCAAGATCATAACTTATTCTTGAATGTACTGATGCTTCATTCTCAATATCCACCAAAAGATTGAATTCTGATGTATCTGCAATTGAAACATTTGCTTTCTTTGGTGGGTAAGTAACAATCTGGAAGTCTGAGAAGTTCTTATATCCAGCAGTATGGTCTAAACTATCAACAGACTCTTCCCAAGTTTCTAGTGGGATTTCACCACGGATACTATATGAGAATCTTTGATAGTAATCATTATCATGAAGTCTTTGGAGAGTGTCATTCATTTTACCAATATCATCTCTCCACACTCCAGCATCTCTTGAAGTGCTTCCTACCTCAAGGTCAAAGTCGAACTTAGTAATTTCAGAAACAGTTGCTTTAAAGTTACCTACGGTGCCACGAATAACTGCAGATTCAGTGAACTTACCATTGACACCATTCAGTCTCAGTATACCTGATTCTTCATCCCATCCATCTTGTGCTACAACACCAAATACGTTTGGATTATTAGCATCAACAACTATTTCTCCTTCTGTGAATTGAATGCTACCAAATTCTGGTTTGAATGTTGCCAGATCGGTTGCCTTGATCACTCTACCAAATTGTGCATTCTGAGCAATGTTATAGTCTCCACCGGTAAAACCTAAACCAGTGATTCTGTAACTAACACTTTCAGTACCAGCAACAGTATTGATAGCAGTTACTTCAAAGGTTCTGAAACCGTAATCACTTGAATTATATCCATCTGCAAGAGGAGCATTAGTGATCTGGATGTTTTCTACAAAGATTTGATCACCAACAGCGAATGGGAAGTTGTCTCCAAATCCAGCAAGAGTTTGTGGTGCTTTGAGTGAAATTTCATTTACGCCAGAAGCAGAAGTAGCATTAACAACACCAACTCCATTTGAGTTATTGGTTGCAATAATTCTAAGATCTTCTCTCAGGTTACTATCACTAGAGATAACTTCAACATCTCCAACAGAACCACCTTCAAGTGTTGTCTTTGTAATTATGCTATCATTTCCAATTGCAATAACTTTTGGTGGAACGTTGTAATCATTACCAGCAGTAACAATACCAACTCCCCTCAGTGTTCTGATATTCTTAAGTCTCAGAACAAGAGAACTATCTGTTTTTGGTTTGATAGTTTGATCTTCTGAGAAATCAATACCAGGGATAGTGACTACTTCATCTGTAACTTCGCCAATAGCAGTATCGATTAACTTCAGGTCTGCATTGACTCCTGTGGTAGTTCCTATGGATGTAATTGCTGGGAAGTCTTTGGTGTTAACACCATCATTCACTATCTTGACTGAATGAATTCCACCAATAGCAGTTGGTGAACTGGTGGCGTAGAATCCAGTGCTAAATCCCGCAGGAGTGTAAGATGTTGTCTCGGCAGCTCCAACTAAAGTAAAGGAGAAAGTAGTATCTCCAACTCCTGTAACTTTATAGTTTTGATTGAACTTAGATTCTACTTTGGTGATAGTAGAATAATCAGTTACAGTTTCATCTACAGATGTTGGGAATGTATTTGTAAAGTTTACATCATCTCCTTCAATTCTGTAATAGAAATTATTTAAGAGATCTTTGTCAATATCAACTATAATTTGTGTGCCAGCAACACCATCACCAATTATTCCGTCTCTCTTGAAATTGGTGGATTCATATCTACACTGGAAGTCCTTATCCTTATAGAAATTGATATCATATCCAGAAAGACTTGTATCTGAAGTATTCAGTGCAAATCTTCCACCATTGATAATCTCAATCTTTGGATTTATTTTTGCAACTTCATGAGTTCCATGTCCTTGCTCAGTGATAGTAATATTTTGGAATGGGAACTGTAATGCATCGACTTTTGTTTCTGCAAGTCTAAACGTATCATTATCAATCTTGATTGCATAATATTCTCTGCTACTCTGAAGAGGTGTTGCAACACCAACAGCATTTGTATATACAACAAGATCACCAGTATTCAATCCGTGATTTACAGATACAATATTTGATGTGGTTACGGTTGTAATTCCAGTGGGAGCAAAGGTCTTAGGATCTACGACAAGTTTACTCAGGTCTGAATTAAATTTAAGGACAAACTGTTGAACTTCATTAGGAGTTATACCAAATGTAACTTCATCTCCCAGTTGTAATCCATGAGCAGTTGCAACTCCAACATTAGCAAATACTTTCTTGACAGTGCCTGTAAGATTTTCTTTTACCTGCTGCAGTGTGTGATTATCTCCGGTAGAAGCAGAAACAAAGTAAATCGTGGAGTTGATACCAACGAATGCCTTAGAGGTTGCAAGTCCAACAAAATCAGTACTTATCTTAACTGCAAAGAGAGAAGTTGTAGAGATATCAAAGTTATTAGATAGGTCTGACTTTGCAGAAGCACGAATTGTTCCCCCAACGGAAACTAAACTCAATTCATCACCAGTTTTGAACTGGTGTCCAGGGAGCCAAATTGCACGGTCTGGAATTGAAACCGTAACATTTGCACTTCCAGCAGTTCCAACAACAGATGAGAAATAAGTAGCACCTATACCAAGAGAAGATTTTGCAAAGTTTTGTTGATATCCAATCTTTATATTTTTATTTTCTAACTCTTGATCGATAATAAACCTGAAGACCTGGGGTTGCAACTTAACGATAGCATTTGTACTATGGTTACTTCCAGTGCTGTTATTAACTACTCTTGTAACTTTATAGTTGTTATTGACAGTATCAACACCGACAATCTTCATCAACTCATTACCAACTTTGATAATATCATTTACTGCAAATTTTTCTGTGAATGTAGAAGCAGCAAGTGTAATTGTAGTAGTAATGCCAGTTGCTGTTGTCTGACCAATCGCAACTGTGGTATTGGTTATTACTGTAGCAACTCCAACAGAAGTAAATCCTTCAAGATTTTTGTAAATTGCAGAACCAATGCCAGTGATTTCAACAACATCACCATCGAAGAAACCATGTGGAATTGTAGTAACACCAGTGACTACATTACCTCTGACACTAAAGATAGTATTTTTCAGTGTAGTATCAGAAGTTGCAATGGAGACAATATCTTTTCCTTTTACTTCAGCAATTTCAACATCAATTGATTCTTCGTTGAAGTTGATTTGCTCACCAACCTTATAATCAGAACCAGAGTTGAGAACAGAAATAGAACCAATTCTGGATGGTTTAATGTCTTGAATAGTAACTTTTACGTCAGAAGACATAGCATCATTCAAGAAGATATACTCCCTAGAGGGATCATTTAATCCGAGATGAGTTACATTCCTCTTATAATCACCACTATTAATGACTTCATCACCTTGAGTACAAAGGGAATCGTAGTTGAAAGAGTCAGTCTGATTGTAGTGTGACTTTGTAATA